GGGGTCTGAAACGCCCATTTTGCATCCATTAACATATCTTGGTTCTCCTTGTTGTTTGTATGAAAACCGTGCGGTTTGTTACCGCACGGTCCCAGTTACGAGATGGTCGACTCGTCGGCCGCCAAGGTGTCTACCCGGATTATGGGTATGCCTTGGAACGTCAACTGCTTGCGGCCCCAGACGTCTTCGGTGGTGAAGAAGAGGTTCCCCTTCGAGTTGAGGCGCTTCCGGAACGAAGCCATAACCTTCGGTCCGACGTAGATTGCCACGCCAGAGGTGTCGCCCATGGGGAGATCTTCGATCAGGTCGATGAGCGAGTTTTCCGCAGTAACCACGGTGCCATCCGCTCCGCCGAAGTCGGTGGCAGCTCCGGAGACGGTGATGTTGCAGAGTCGTTTCACCGCTCGGGGGTCAGCGACCGCAAGGCCGAATTCCCACGCCATTTTGGTCATGACGACTTCATAGCGGTTCCCACTCGCGTCGTAGGCCGGCTGCTCGCGCATGTCCTGGACGGTAAGGGTCCGGCTCATGGTCTTCGGGTACGTGAACATGAGACCATTCGGACCATGTTTCACGATCCAGATGGAGGCCATTGAGGACGCAACAGCTCCGCCGTTCGATTTTACCGAGCCGGCGGCCACTGCGCCGTACCGTTTGCCGAGACCGTCAATGGACTTGAGGTCAGCGCCGCGATCGCCATACACCACGCCGCCGGATGTTTTGGAGAACACGACGTTGTGGAAGGTTTTTATGAGGCCGCGAGAGTGCATGGCCTCGCGTTCCCGGCGATAACCGACGGGGTCAGGGGCTTTCTCGAGGATCCTGGTGTCGATCTGGAGGCGGTCCTCGATGCGGCACAGGGGCTCGGAGATCGGCACGGTCGTCGCGACCGAGTTCGGCGTACCTTCGTTGTAGCGAACCAGCGTGCCGGTCGGCTCCGTGACGGCGCGAAGCATTTCATGGGTGGTGTCGCCGTTGGCGCGCTCCCAGTAACCCTCTTCGACCATCGGTACGTTCTGCGAGAGAACGTCGATAACGTGCATCGCGCTGCCGTCGGGCGCTTTCGAGCGCATGATTTCAGGCAGCGTATAGGCGGAATTGATTGCAAATGCCATGTGTTACTCCTCGGTATTTTTGAACCGATCTTTCATCCAGTCATACGGATCTGCTACTTTCTTCGCAGGAGGGGCACCTGAAATGAAACTGTCTTCTCCGAGCCGTTTACCTAAGGAAACGAGGCCGCGAATGAAGGCAGGGTTGTCATCCAGTCCACTCCCACTTAGTTTTTCCGTAGCGCCAGGGAACAGGTGAGTGAGGGCTTTTCGCGCCAACTCAAGGTTGCCGTCGAAATCCTTCCCGTACTCCTGCTTCAAGACGGACGAAGCTTCCTCCGATCGAGACTTCATTCCTTCGAGGGTTGCTGTCTGCTTCTTCTTTTCAGAATCCGCAATCAGCGACGCGAGGGCTTTTGCCTGCTTCGCGCTTAATCCGTTCTCGTAGGCCGTCTTCTTCAGGGCCGCCGCGTCTTCTTCCGTAAAACCTTCCGCGGGCAATTCATACTTGTCAGGCGACTCAGGCCTGAGGCGGGAGAAAAGTTTCTCCCATTCGGCCGCATCCGACTCATCCTTCGGGATATGCACGGAGGTTCCTAGTTTTCTTTGAAGCTCGACGTAGCTTGCTGCCAGGGCATCTCTGTCCTTGAACTTGTGCAAGCCCTTCTCTGCTCTCAAAGGCTCCGGAAGCTCTTTGATCCATTCAGGCACGGTTGCGGTTTCCGCGGGCGTTGCGGCCGGCGGAACTGTTTGGTCTACAGCTTGAGTCCCCGACGCTGCCGGGTCAAGTATTGACATGTACACTCTCCTTATAAGGCATGGTGGCGAATTTGTCAATGATTTCCTTCACATTACGGTCTTGGTATACTCCAAGCCGGAATAAAATCCATATCCCGAGGTTTCTCCGCGACGCGGCCGCCTCGTCATCCACCGCCACGCTCTCAAAAACATGGGTCGACAAGAGGAGTTCCTCGAGCACTTCTTTCCCGTCAGGGGTGCTGAAGAACACATTTCTCCAAATCTCGGTTCTTTTTTCGTCTTCTTCCGAAAGCATTGCCATTATTTTTTCCCCATAACGGAAGCGAGCGGCGAGCCATCTTCCGGAGTCTTATTCGCTCCGGAGAGGACTTTCGCCTTCTCGAGCGCCATTGCTTCCTGCTGCGCCTGTGCTCGGGCCTGCTGGGCCTGTGTTTGTGACTGCTGAACCTGTTTCGGGTCATAGAGGTCTTCGGGCGGGAAGCCGTTTACAAGCATCAGTTTCCGCATGGCCGAGTTCATATCGATGTTCATCATGAGATCGGGGTTCGCTTGGGCCATATTGAACGCAGACTGGAGCCCCTGCTCGATTCCCTGCTTGACGAGGTACTTCCGCTGGGCCTGAGCGAGGGGGCCAATGAACTCGAGGTCGATGGCGATGTCCGGGTTCACTCCATCCGGAACCAGAGGCATGCGGCCGGCGGCGCCCTCGATCTGCATGGTGAGCATGACTATCGGCTCTATCAATTCGCTCTGGAGGCAGCCTACCACGGAGCCGAACACCGCGGCGGATTCAGCCTTCATTTCCATGATCTCGGTAGCGGTCCGGTCCCGGCTCGTCGCCTGGTTCTGCGAAACGGCCATGAAGAAGTCGGTCTTGAAGTGGTCGCGGATGATCCGCGCCCGACGCTCCATCGTGTCTATGCCGAACGGATAGCTGATGGTGGTCATGATCGGCTGAACCCGGGCATCTCCGGTATAGTAGGAAATTCCGCCCGGCTGGATCCGGAGGTTACCCTTCATCGCCATCGGGGCGGACATGGGCGGCCGGGCCGCGAGCTGGCCAACGTCGGCCATGGTCTTCGACTGCATGTTGAGCATCTTGATGTCGAATATCGCGTCCATGCCCGGGCTTCCTCCGTACGTCATTCCAGCGGACTTCTTGAACCGCCAGGCAACGAAGCGCTTGAAGTCGAATCCGCCCTCTCTGAGCACGTATTTGGCGCCCTGGCGCTCGGTTCCCGCGATGCTGTGCCCGCAATAGAGGTACACCGAGGCGTATGGCTTTTCGATATCGAGCTTCACCGAATTGTCGGTGTTTCCCGGGAAGGAGCGGGGGTAGACGGCGTGGATCACGCGGACGCGCTGCTCCATGTTCTCGAGCGCGGTCTTTTTATCGTTGTCGTCGAGGGATTCCTCTCCGAATTCCTCGATCAACTGGCGGAACGTCATCTCGAACTCGCGGTGAAGGAGATCGACCTCGCCGGCCCGGTTCTCGGAGATCATTATCTCGCGGAGATGGAGTGCCTCGTACACCGGCTCGCCTTTTTCCTTATTTTCCTCTACGTTGATGACCTCGGTGCCGAACACGACGCCGTCATCGATGGCTTCACTCATGGTTTCATAAAAGTTGGACCGGGCGAAGGTGTCCATGAGGTGCTGCACAACCTGTCGGCAGTACATCTGGACCTTCCGGTCGTCCCGGGCCGCGGGATCCCGCGGGGTGAGTTTCAACCAGTCGATCGAAGGGGACACCATGTAGCCGAAAAGTCCGTCAGAGAGCTTGTTTTTTGCGGAAATCGCCTCCCCGTCGAACACGAACCGTCCGAATTCGGCGTTCGAGTCCCGCTCGAACCCCCACCCGGAGCGCGTCGGCTTCAAATACCGCGACAGCTCCGTGTAGATGGGCAGCATGTCGTCTTTTTCCTTGGCGAGATTGATGTTGTCGCGCCCAATCCGGTCAATCAGCTCCTTGTCATGAGCACTTAACTGCTTTTTATCCATCGAATTCCTCCGGTTTACTGGTCGAGGTAGCTATATGTGTCGTAATTATACTCTTTTTCGCTCGTTTGTTCAGCCCATGCAGGTAAATCGCTGTCATCGGCTCGCGGTTGCGGGAAAAACGTCTGCATATCAACCTCCATAATCCGGGCCATGCAGTCGAGCATATCGTCGTGGGTCATGTACGGAAACTGGAAATACTCGTCCTGCTTGAACTCGGCAATGAGGTCGTGGGTCACCCCCTTCTGGTCGACGCGCATAAGTTTTTCCGGGATGTAGAACCGACCGGCCTGGAAAATCGGCTGTAATCGCTTGATCCGGTCATTTTTCCGGGTATTTCCACCCAAAGGGATCACCGGGAACCGGTATTGCCTAGTCTCCTGCTCCCCTTCTATGTGGGAAACGTCGGACTGCATGCCGTATTTTTCGTATCCGACTGAAATAGGACGGTATTCAGCGTGTAGGGAAAATAATCTATTGGTCCTCTCCGATAGGGACATGCGATCCCGGACCATATCGATGAGGTAGTAGTTATGGTCTGACCCGAGTCCGATGACCATGAATACGGTATAGTCTGACGTTTCTTTTTTTTCATTAGCCGGGTCAACCATGATGTAGGTGTTGAGTTTGTGGTAAAATTCTGCCCGTGGGATCCAGTACCGGATCCACTCCTCCCGGAAGGTTTCATCTCCTTCCTGAACCGGAGAGTTAAAGAGTTGGCAACTCGAGATATACGGCCCCATGTCTGCAATCTTTCGCGCAAGTACCTCTTTTGTCCAAAGCCATGGTTCTCCATCAGTTTTTCCGTCCTTTGTTGCGGCGTAAAGGCGCACCTTCACCGCGCCGCGGGCGATGAGGGTTGCGTACGTGTCGGCATAATGGTATCTGGTTCCAACAAACCGGCGCACGCCGCCCATGTCGGATCCGAGGTTGAATGAAATGGAGAGGGCTTCGGTGACCTTTTGGATCATTTCCGGGGTGGTGACCGAGTTCACAGACACAACGTCGTCGTAGACAAGACAACGAAAGTGTCGGCCGGTCGGCTGCCCGTCGACGAGCCCCCAGGCCTCGACCGTGGATTCCTTCGGCATGCCGTTCCGCTTCACGATGATCCCGTCATCCTCGGACCATTTGAGCGCCTCTTTCTCCGGCTCCGCGTATAGGATTTCCGGATACAGTTCTTTCAGCTTCTCGTTCCGTTCGAACTGCCACTTGATCTGCCGGAGGAAACTCTTCGCGATCGGCCGGTTGAAACTGAAAATCCCGATCGTCATCTCGGGGTCGTTCAGTATCAGGAATATGGTCCCGGCAAAGGTGATCACCGTTGACTTGAAGTGCTCCCGGCTCCAGAGATCCAAGTATCCATCCGGGTCAGCCTGGAACTCACGGCAGCGGTCGAACACCCAATCGTTGTTCGCGAAGTCAACTCCCAGGATGAATACCAGAAGGAAAAAGAGATCCGTCTTCCCGAGATGTCGGGTGAGCTCGTTCGTCTCCCCTGTAGCCGCTGCCTCGGTAAAAAGGGACCGGTAATGCTCAAGAGCTTCGGAGCGGGTCATCCCGAAACCTCAAGGTCCTGGCCCGTCTCTATGATAAACCCTGTTTTTTTGCACTTGGAGCATTGCATCTTCTTTAAAAGCACGCTTATTGGCCGAACACTTATATATCTGTATCCACACTTTACACAGATCACTTCTGATACTGCATGGGGCAGGCTTGACTCGATGTTGATTACATTGCTCATTCCGTGTCCACCGTCGCGTCTCGGAGCTCCTCTTCGTCCATCCCCTCGAATTCGGGACTCACGCTCTCCCCGGTATCCGCCGAAACGGAGATCCCGAGTTTCGCGATCATGTCCTGCATCTGCGGCGAGAGGTTTTTCTTCTTCCCGTTGTCATCCCCGAGCTGCTTCGCGATAAGCGAGAACTTCCCCAGGGTCTCCACGACTCCACGGATCTCCCGGAGCGCCGACACCGCAGTGCCATAATATTTCGCGTCGCCTGTGTCCATCGTCTCATTGTACACCCGGTACGCCATCTTCCGGACATTCATCAACTCGCCCAAAAAAGTGATGGTATTCTTCTCGCGCTTCCCGACCTCTATATCCATACGCCTTCTACTCCATATCTTGAACGGAAATGAGTGCTCACCCTGCATAGCATACACCCCATCTCCCGAAAACGCAACCGTCGACCGCGCCCGGAACCGTTTGTGCGGGTCATCATGCACCACCCGGGTAAACCGTGACCGCGCAATCCGCTCCGCCGACGACTCATACGACTCGATATCCTCCGCCGCCTTCGCGAGGCGACTCACCTGTTTCCGGAATCCCTTCGTCGCCGCCTCGTCCGGTATGTCATTCAACGAAGGGAAGAACGCCTCTAGGACCTCCCGCGCCACCGGCGCCAAGTGCCTCACCTGATGATTCATTATGTCCATTTCCGTCACCATGTTTCCGCAATATTCCTTGACATCCCGTACACTAGCCCCACCCAGGAGCAAATGATCAATAGCCTCCCACTCATCATGGTTGCACAGGGGGCACATAGGGCTCGCCCTCCGCTCCGTATCAGGCGGGATCATATTCCCGTCCAGATCGTAGGCGTAGAGGTCGTCCGTCCGCTCAAACGACACCACCGCCCCACCTGAGGCAGCCGTGTCCGCTTCCTTGAAGTAATCGTCCCGGGCCCGCTTCGCCGCAGCCCTCTTTCCCGGCGCCCTACGCGAGGTCGTAATTCCTGAGATAACTGCTTCTGCTGGTACACCATACGGAGCGCTCATACCATCACTATACACCATACCTGATCTATAAGCAATAGTTACTATGGGAACAGGATACCCCGGGAAACGGCCTGAAAAAAAATGGCGGCGAAAATTTTTGGACGCACAAAAACAGGCCCCCAGGGGTGTCGGCCCAGGCAGGATGGTAGACAAACCGAGAATAAGGATTATCGAATATAGAACCTATGAGAGAAGACCCGGGAGGTGGAGACAGGAGGGTGGGGGCTAACCCCCGCCAGGGGGCCGGCCGCGAAAAGGACCCCCACCCCACCCCTCCTACTGCACTACTGCACTACTGCACTACTGCACTACTGCCCTGCTGCACTGCTGCCCTGCTGCCCTGCTGCCCTGCTGACCTTCCGCCCTGCTGCCCTGCTGCCCTGCTGCCCGGCTGCCCGGCTGCCCGGCTGCCCTTCTACCCTGCCCTACGGGGTGCCATGACCTGCGGCCATGGTGTACGGGAATCAGGACGCCAGATCCGGCTGCCCTGCTGCCCTGCTGCCCGGCTGCCCTGCTGCCCTTGGAACCTGCTGCCCTGCTGCCAGGCTGCCCGTGGAACCTGCTGCCCCAGGTATCCAACTAAAGGTGTGATTTGACGCATTCATACAGGATTTGACGCATTGACGAGTCCGAACGCGAAACGGGCATTGTATTGCATATGGTGTATTGCCTATAGAACATCAATTGAATCTGAGAGTTTGTCCTAATATTCCATTCAGACCTGTCAACGATCGCTGGAACCCGCGCCCAGCAAGGGTTTGAGGCCTTGACGCATTTTTGACAGGTCTGAATACTTTGATTAGTAATTTACTAGCCTACTGCATCCGCACTCTATTTTCCCCGTCAATTTTCCCGTCAACCCGACATTCCATGCCAATATTGTCACGCATTTTCTATCAA